TTGCGAAAAGAAGCCGGCTTATATCTCATTAAAGACAGAGAGAACCTTAGAATCACCAACACAACAAAATCCAATCACACAGGCGGAAACGCCATCGACATTTGCCCTGAGATACCAGGTAAACCCGGATTTCCCAATTGGAACGCCACGCAGGATGAATGGGATCATTTAGGACACTTGGCGGAGACTTGCGGGCTTGACTGGTGTGCAGGTGGATATGGTCAGACCTGGGGTAAAGGTTGGGACAATCCTCACTTTGAACTTATGAAGGAGTAGAAATGTGGTCAAAATGGATAAAGAGGTCCGTAACGGTCTTGTTATTATTGCTGCTTTTATCGTCGCAATCAGTTTACTCTCAGGATTTATATTCTGGAACATTGGATCAAATGCTGGCTTCGATAGAGGAACTAGAGAGGCTGGAACAAGAGAAACAGAACGAATTGAACTCATTGAGGAATACGAACAAAGAGAGAGCGACAGAAATCGAAGAGAAAGAGAAAGAATTGAACGCACTGAGACTGCAATTATCACTCTTGAAAGCCTCGGCGCAGGAACGAGAACAGAACTCCAGAAACTTAGAGAAATCCATAACATTTTGGCGGACTTCTACAATAATTCTCGGAACGACTACCTGTATAGGGATTATAACCATAGCGATATTGGCGAATAAATGATAGAAGACATCCCCATCCAATGGCTTTCACTTGCCATTTTAATTACAGGTATTATTCAAGTATGCCTAATGATAGCCCAATTAAAGAGAAAGTCTAAGTTTAATCTTAAAAACTATGAGGCTTAAATGCCCAAAAAGGACAAGGAACTACAGCTAAACACCCAACAGAAACACTTTTGCATTGAGTATCTTAAGGACTGGAACGGAACACAGGCTGCTATAAGAGCCGGCTACAGCAAGAAATATGCTCAACAGCAGGCATCAGAGAACCTTTTGAAACCCTTGATACAAGAGGAGATCAAAGAGCAGATAAGGTTGTTTTTAGACAAGGCGAAGGTCCCGCTTGAAAAGAAAATACTGGACTATTGGCTTGTCAGAGCCTTTTATAACATCATGGATATTGTTAACCTTGACGGTACTTTAAAGCTTAAGGAAGGACAGTCGCAGGCGCAGAAGGAAGAAGAACTTAGACAGAACGGCTTATATGTCTGTATTGACGGTATAAATAGGAAATATGACGCTAAAGGCAATCCCATTGTCATCATTAAATGGGCAGATAAAGACGAGGCAGTGGCTATGCTTCAAAAGTATATCGGCATGGTAAAAGACGAACCGCCGCAGGTACAGCAGAACAACACCTATGTGGATTTAAAAGCATTTATTCTTAATCAGGCTGCCACGCCGGAGGAGAAAGACCGTATCATTAGCGAGCTTGCCAAACTTACAGATAACTAAGAATGAGGCGAAGGAGCTTCTTTTTTCTCTCTCGCTCTCTCACTATGTCAAAAGTCTTGGCTTTAAAACGTATGAATGGCAGGAAAGAGTATTAAAGAGCGAGCATAAGAGGAAAGCTATTAACGGCGCCCGGCAGTCAGGCAAGAGTACAATCATCACGACCAAGCCGAGCCATAAAGCCAAGTATAAACCTGAGAGCTTGTCGATTATTATGGCGCCGACCGAGAGACAGGCGTATTTGAACATGCAAAAGATAAAGACCTTTATTAAACTGGACAAGACCTTCCCCAAAATTGACAGATACAGCGACCAGTTGATAGAGTTAAACAACGGATCAAGAATAGTGGTCGTGCCTGCCACAGAGACATCGGCGCGCGGAGATTCCAAACCGGACATAATTATCCTTGACGAGGCGAGCCGTATTGATGAAGCTGTCTATAAATCAGGCGTAGTTCCCATGCTCACCGAGAACCCCGACTGCGAGTTGATTGACATAAGCACCCCGAACGGCAAATTCGGCTTTCATTTTAACGCCATGAACAATCCCAAGTGGGAGCGATACGAGATTAGAGCGCCTTGGGAAGTAGACGAGATAAACTTTACTCTATACGAAGCGGAACCAGAGGAAACATATCAAAAGAAATTAAAAGAAAAGGGAATAATCGGGTATTACTCACCACGGCACAGGAACAAAGAAGAACAATTGTTTAACCTTGGCGAGATGGGCTGCCTCATGTACAGGCAGGAATACGGCGTAGAATTCGTTGAACCAAGCGATCAGGTATTTAGTTATGATGAGATTGAAAGGTTATTCGTAAACAAGATTGAAGCATTAGACTTTGAGGAAATTGGCGAGGCTGAGGCTTTGACATTTTAATTGACGTGTGATAAATTGGTAGCGAGAGGTAATTTGTACTAATAGATTTAACAGGACAAACATTCGGACGCTTGACGGTAATCTCTTATGCCGGACAGGCAGATGGTAAACGATCTCATTGGAACTGCGTATGCGATTGCGGAAAAAAAACGACAGTAATAAGCTATAGTCTTCGAGCCGGTATAACAAAATCATGTGGTTGCCTACAAAAAGAAACAATTAAAAAAATAAGACTTACTCATGGGATGTCTAAGACTAGATTATTTACAATTTGGGATAACATGAGGCGTCGTTGTTATGATAAAGGCGCTACAGGTTATAAATACTACGGCGGGCGTGGTATAAAAGTATGTAAAAAATGGCAAGACTTTATTCCCTTTAAGGATTGGGCTTTATCACATGGCTATACTGATGACCTAACCATTGACCGCATAGACAATGATGGCAATTACGAGCCAGACAATTGCCAATGGATAACGCATAAAGATCAACAAAAGAATAGGCGAAATGTAAAAAAGGTTAAAGCCTATGCATGAGTTTATACTTGCAGGCGATATAGGAAAAAAAAGAGACGCATTTTCTCTCATGTTACTCCAGGACAACGCGCAGATACTCGATGGCAATAAAACCCTTGGCACACCTGATAAAGTAATTCACTTTTACGATATAGTTAAAATCGAAAAATACCACGGACTTGGCTACGAAGAGGGCGCGGATCGAATCTATCAGGTCATGCAACACCCCAGACTAAGATTAAACACAGACCTTTTACTTGACGGCACAGGCATAGGAGACGCAGTAGTAGAGCTTGTCAGAAAGCGAGGACTATGCCCTATACCCATAATCTTCTCAGGCGGAAACGCTCCAGTGGAACATCATGCCCAATTCGGAAACATATTCAAGGGACAGGACAGCACTCTCTCAGGCTTACAGGTTATCGAGAATATCAGCGTGCCAAAGAAAGACTTGGTTGACGCGGGTAAAGTCATGATTCAACAGGGTAGATTAAGAGTAGCGCCGGGAAGGTGGAAAGATGATTTTAAAGAACAATTGCAGAGATTTAAGGGCAAGGTAAACGAGAAGACGAAGAATATCAAGTACGAAGCGGAGACAGAGGCAGTGCATGACGATCTTGTGGTTGTCTTTTTGATGGGCGCTTGGTGGGTTTTAAACAGAAGAGAGAAGGGAGCGCAGGAACGAACAGCGCCGCAGAGCGAAACATACGGCTTTGAGCCATTCGACTATTGTTAAGGGGGAATTTGTAAAGATAGGTAATTGTAATTTATATAACATTGATTGCATAGAATTAATGAAGAAATACCCCGACAAACACTTTGATATTGCCATAGTAGATCCGCCTTTTGGTATAGGCGCAGATTGGAAAAAAAGGAAGCGTAATAATTATAAAGCAACAAGTTATACTAACAACAATATTCCATGTAAAAATTATTTTGATGAACTTGAAAGAGTATCAAAGAACTATATTATATTTGGATATAATTATTTTACAGAATATCTGGGGAGTACTAATCATATAATTGTTTGGGATAAAATTGCAGCTGATAACATTCATATAAGCTCTCACGCAGAGTTAGCCTATAGCACTTTTAAGAAACCAATGCTTGTTATAAGAACACCTTGGGACGGCGGAAGGAAAGGCAAAGAAACAGGCATTAAAAAAATACACCCGCATCAGAAACCAATAGAGTTATACGAAAAAATTCTTATTAAATTTGGCAAACAGGGAGATCTAATCCTTGATACTCACATGGGAAGCGGCTCTATTGCAATAGCTTGTAATAAATCAAATCCCAATTTATTACAAGCTTTGGGATTTGAATTAACCGCAGCCGAAATAGACAAAATACATTATGAAGACGCTTGCGGCCGCTTAAGAGAATATAACAGGAGGTAATTTGTAGAACAGAATAAAAACCCAAGAATTTCTAAGGACAGCTTAGAAAGACTAATCAAAATACGAAAACAAATCAAAGACAACCGCACGAACATGGACACCCGCTGGAAACAGACAGCGCAGTACATTAACCCAGATATGTTATGGCAGGACGAGCCGGACGCGGCGCAGAAGCCCGAAGACACCACACACATTTACGACACCACAGCTATTAAAGCAAGCAACACGCTCGCGGACGGTATTCAAGGCTATTCATTCGCGCGTAATCAGGCATGGTTTAAAGCGGCGCTTGAGGACGTTGAAGACATGAGCGATGAGGAAACGGCATGGCTACAACACGCCGAGAAACTCATGTACACCCAGACGCAGAAAAGTAACTTTTACGATGAAGGACGATCTTTCGTTAAATGTTGCGCCGACTTTGGTACCGCAATCATGACACGCGAGGACGATATTATCAGGCGCATGCCGTCTTATAAAACTCAGCATTTAAAGTATTGCGCTATTGACGAGAACCCATTCGGCGAAGTAGATGTTTTATTCCGTGATTTTTGGGTGGACGCTTACAAAGCGGCGGGAATATTCGGTAAGGATAGGCTGCCAAAGGTAATAAGAGAAGCTTATAACAAAGGGATCATGAAACTTTACAAGTTTACCCAGGCTATAGTCCCGGTTGACCGATACAACATAGACATTGACCGACCGCAGAACAAGGAATATTACACGGTATTTTGGGCAGACTTGGAGAGAAACGATCCCATCATGGACGGTTATTATCAGCTTAAGCCCTTCTTCTGTTGGAGATGGTCAAGAAACCTTGACGGCGGAGTGTGGGGAACAAACAGCCCCGGCACGATGGAACTCCCAGACATTAAGCAAGCAAACAGCGTAAGAGCGAATCTTTCAAGAGTTGAGCAGCTTATGGGTGATAAGCCAATAAAAGCGACAGAGGGATTGCAGGGTAGAATCAATCTTAGACCAAGAGGAATAACTTTTCTACGACCCGGCGAAGACTTTACGACCATGCAAAGCACAGACAACCCGCAGGGGATGATGGACGATCTCGACCGCTTACAGAGAGCCATTAACGAAGCCTACTATACCGACTTCTTTTTAATTCTCAGCCAGAACATGGAGAAACAAAAGACAGCGACAGAAGTTGCAGGTATTCAAGGTGAGAAAGCCGCTCTAATGTCAGCTTTCTATGGCAGATTATCAGCGGAATTCCTTGAGCCAATGCTTGAGGACTTATTCTCCATCGAGCTTATGAGCGGCAGAATACCACGACCGCCAGACAGTTTATGGCAGCAAGACAGACAGCTTCGATTGGATATGATAAGCCCGCTTGCCCAGATGCAGCGCAGATACCTAATGCTTGGCAGCAGTCAGCAAGCAATCGCCGAGATAGCAGCCTTAGCACAATTAAACCCGCAAATACTGGATAATCTCGACCTTGACCAACACGCGAGAAACATAGCGGACGCGCACGGACTGGATAAACGTGTAGTAATCGACATGGTAGACGTACAGAGAATGAGACAGGCAAGAGCCGAGCAGCAACAGGCTATGCAACAGCAGGCTATGCAAATGCAAGCCCTGGACGTAGGCAGCAGAGCCGCCGCGAATATCAGTAAATTACCGCCGGAAGCTATGCAGCAGATGGCGCAGGCAGAAGGAGTAATGTAATGCAATTAAAAGAACAAGCGCAGGCGGAACAGGAAGAGCGCAAGATATTCCGCAGAGTATTCGATACAGAAGACGGCAAGCAGGTACTCACTTATATCTTGAATGAGTGCAGATATTTTGCCGTAGAGCCAAACGACATGGATCCACTCTTACACGCATTCTGTAACAGATTGCTTAATAAGATTGGAATTATTCACTCTCACAATTTATTCGAGGACACGGCTGCTCGCGTAGATAACGCGAACGATCGCGATCTCTTATATATTTTAAACCAAAAAGAAGAATAGGAGGTATTTTGTAGAAGACAATAAAACGCCGGAACAGGAAACAGAATCACAGACAACGCCGGAACAGCAAACGGAACCCGCTGTAGAAGACGAATGGAAAGGCACTTGGGTTAGTCAGCTCGACAAGGACACCAGAGAAAGGCACAAAGATAGCTTAAAGGAACTCAAAGGCAAGAAGATGGGAGAAGTACTCGATGATTACTTCTCAGGCAAAACAAAGCTTAAGGACGCTATTATTCTACCGGGCAAGGACGCTAAACCGGAAGACATAGACGCTTTCTTAAAGCGTATGGACATCCCCAAGACGGCGGATGAATACAAGCTCGATGGCAAGCTAATCCCCGGCAACGACACCGACGAAACCAAAGCGACAGCGGCGAAGGGCTTGGCGGATCTGTTTAAAACTCTTGGGCTTACCAAAGGGCAAGCGACAAAGATGTATGAACAGTATGTAGGTCTTGTTAAAGGAGCAAACGAAGCGCAAGCGACTAAACAGAAAGCCCTTGCGGATTCATTCGAGGAACGTCTTTTAAAAGACCTTGGCGATGAGAAGACCGCAACCGAGACAAAGGAGTACTTTAAGCGCGCTTTAATCGCTTTAGGAGACAAAGACCTTGTTAAGGAACTCAGCGACAGTGGAATGCTTTACTCATCAAAATTTGTTAGAGGCATGGCGGATATTTTCAAAGCAGGAAACAAAGAGCCGCCAATCCCGCAGGCGGGTCCCGGCAGGGAAGAACCAAAGAAAGACGCGCTGCCAAAGAGCGATCAATTCCAGAAACAATACGGAGGTAAAAAATAATGGGAATACTTGATGATGTAATGGACGGCATTAACGCCAAAGAAAGCACAACCACGCAGACAACTGTTGCAGAAAGCGCAACAGCTCAAACGCCTGCTGCTGAAGAAAAAACTTTGCACAGTTACAGCGACAAATTCAAAGAGCAATACGGCGAAAGAAAGCAGGCTTAAGCCATGCTTAATTTTATTTTGGGAGGAGTAATATGAAAAAATTATTTTTCTTATTGCTTATCACAGTCGTCTTGGCTGTCTTCGCGTTCGCGCAGGAAGCTGAAGGTGACGGAGGCGAAACAAAGGAATTGCTTCCCGCGTTCGCGATGTCCGGAAACAACGTAGAGACCTGTGTTGTTACACCGGGTACGGCTTTAGTAATCGTTCCGCATGGGGTGGAACTGGTCGCTAATGAATATGAAATAAAAATGATTACAAATGAAAGTGAAAATGTTTCAAATGAAACTCTTAATCACATTGTGAGTAAACAAAAGGAGGTGATGTCCCTTTTGGGATTATCTTAACCGACTCTAAGAAAACAGGTTAGAAAACTAAACTGAGATAGCAGCGCAGTAAAATCTGCCGTTGGCAACCTGCGCTGCTGTTTGAAACAAGGAGTGAGTTATGAAAGCGATTATATCGCAGCCTATGAAAGGCAAAACACGAGAACAGATCATGCAGGAAAGAGAGCCAGTAATCAAAGAACTTGAGGCGAAAGGATATGAGATCGTAGATACCGTATACGGCGAACCGCCAGCAGACGGAAACATAGCTTTAAAGTGCCTTGCGTTAACCCTTAAAGCAATTGCCGATGTAGACTTTGTATATTTTATGCAAGGATGGGAAAATGCCCGAGGTTGTAAAATAGAACATCAGTGCTGCATGGATTATAATGTGCCATTTGGAACATATAATTAAAAAAATAGTTGACAAATATTTTATTATGTTGTAAATTATTTCTATTGACAGGTTGCTTCTCTTTGAGAGGCAACCAACTACCAGCATAGTTGGTAGAAGTGGAGACACTTCTCCCGGCATCTTGCTATTGAGGAGAGCCAGCTCATCGAGCATGGAGGAGACGAAAAGGCGTTTGCAAGCGCTGAGTACCGATCCGGCTATGTTAGTTGCTAGAGGCGGACCCGAAGGCGAGGAGGATAAATAAATCCTTCCGCCGGAGTGTCCCAAAAAAACTCTAGGAGATTAACATGGCAGTATTAGCCCAAAACAAGTATTTAACATTAGCCGAAGCCAACAAAGCGGCAGGCAATGTTGAAACCGCCAATCTTTTGGCAGACTTCCAACAGAGAAATAAATTCCTCGATGAAGTCCCGTGGTTTCCAGCCACGCACGGATCGCACACCGAAGAGCTTAGAGCAAAGAAGCTTGAGGGCGGCGATTTCACAGAAATCAATTCAGGTATCCCGAGAATTGGATCAACGGCAGATATTATAAAAGAATCTGTTAAGATTTACGAAGGTGAAAGCATCGTAGACGACAGACTACTTAAGTTCGCGGAAGATCCCTACAAAGCAAGAGATACTCACGACACGATGAATCTTGAAGGTATCTTCCAAGATTTTAACAAGCGCATTCTTTATCCCACCGACCCCGGCAACACAAGAGCATTTAAACCTCTCACAGAGCGTAAGAACGTAGTCGGCGGCAGGCAGAATTACTGTTTTTCCGCAGGAGGCACAGGCACAGGCTTAACATCAGCCTGGTTGTTTGAATTCGGGAAGAAAGGATTCCACTTCATTTACGGCAAGCACACAAGTCCCGGTCTTTCAAACGAGGACAAAGGCTTGCACCGCATTGAAGCACCGGACGGCAAAGGCGCCATGTACGGATGGGTAAGGCACTACGCGATCAATTCAGGGATCATGGAATACAGACCCAATGCTTTCATGAGATTTGCCAACATCGACCCCAACAGCGAAGTTACCGATGGCAGCCCGAATTATTTAAAGATCAGGGACATTATTCTCAAAGCAAAACCATTCTTACCCACACCAACAGGAAGCAACGCCGTAATGTTTGTCAGCCCTTCCATTTACGGACAGCTTGAAGTACAGGCATACGAGAAAGGCAACGCCTCGATCACAATCAGGGAAGTCGAGAATTTTGGAACTCTTTTAAGGGTAGCCGGAATTCCTGTCCTGCCTTGGGACGCAATAACAGAAAACGAAGCAGAAGTACTCGCGGCATAGCGAACAAGCCCGGATGTTTATTTCCGGGCAATTAAATTTTAAGGAGAAATCATGACCGATTTTTTAAACAGGTTTGGTGTTACAACCAACCAAGGCTCAGAAAATATTCTGGACTTTAACGCGATTGACGAAAGAGCGGCGATGCAATCCCATCGCACAGGCGAGCAGCACGATTCTACAGCCGTGTTTCATATAGCCGCCGACTTCACAGGGAACGTTACCCCGAAGCTAATCCACTGCGATACAGAGGGCGGAACATATACCGATCTTGTGGTCGGCGCTACCGTAACCGATCCAAAAGCCGGAAACTTCGCGGTAATTCCAATGCCAAAGACGCATAAGAGATATGTGAGAGCAACTCTTACCGCCGCAGCATCGGGAGCGACCATCGAGGCATTTATCCAGCCGGGACCATCCCAGCCCAGATAACGTAACGAGCCCCGGCGTTTAGTCCGGGGCAACTATATTTTAAGGAGACTTGAATGAAATTTATATGTAACACAGAATTCTTTGAAGGCAAGCGTTTATTTTACGGAGGCAACTCTTACGACTTAAACGAAGAAGCCGCAGAAAAATTGATCGCCCTGGACAAAAAGAAACCTCTTGGCGCTCTCTCTTACTTTGACCCCGCGGACGACGACGCTGACAAGTTTGTTAAAGCGAACAAAGGCAAAGTAAAGGGCGGAAAGAAAGCCGACCCCGCGGACGATGACGCGGATGAGGTTGAG